GACAACATAAAACTCCAAGATGAAAACGGCCTCGACTTAACACCAAGAGCTTCCCATTGTGCCAACTTAGACGTATCCGAAATAGGCAGTCCGGCTAAATACGTAAAATCAGATGAACCGCCAAATTTGTTTCCTGCGACAGTTTGAGCATAATGAGTCAAACCTGTAATCTCCTTAGCAGCACCGTAAGTACCGAATAGCGTAGTAGGTAGTCCTAGATAGTCACCAAGAGAACCAGTAAAAGCCATATTTTTGAGGGCTGATTCTGTATTAAAATCAATATACGGTTCTTCAAGACCTTGCCGGAAGTTACCTACGAAATCACGATAGCCTTTCCAGAGAGCACGCAACGGATACTTAAAGAATGCAATGCGAGCACGCATAGGAGTTTGAACAGGAAACACCATAGGCATAAGTTGCAATCCGAATCGGGGATTGATACGGATAGAGCCTTTATTAGGTACTAGCTCACAAAATATAGGCGTAATACGCCCAATTTGTGTAGTTAAATTATTAGAGTGCGACCAATCAAATGTATTAACTTTAATCTGATTGTTTACATCTAACGTAGCATCAAAAACACTTTGCGCCATAATTAACGATATAAATTAACGTAAGTACTATCCACACTAGAAGTAGAAGTTTGTTCAGTCTTCTGTGTAGCATTATTATTATTCTTAGCAACACTAAGCGAGAGGGTACAACTTTGTACAAACAAAGTTGTGATAACACCGATTACAAATGTAGAGATTAATTTAATAATCCCAATCCACTGGTTTGGAGTCACTTTCATTTTCAGCAGGAAATAAATTAGGAAATTCTTCTTCATACTTAGCTAAAAAAACAAATTTAGGATTATTTTCTACGAGAGAGGCACGCAACTTTTCAAATTGCGAAGGACGTTGAACAGAACCGAAGCTCAATTCACAAACAGGTTGCAATGTAGCTTTTGTAAGCACTTTGCAAGTTACTTTAATAAATCTTTTTTCATCCATTGTTTCACATGGAACATTTAAACGTTATCAAACTTTTTAAAAACACATACACTAACAACACCTTTATGAGAACGCAGAGAACGAACATATCTACGAATAGCGTTCAAAGTATAACCAACACGAAGAGAATACTCCTCATTAAATACACCATCATTACAACGCTGTATTCTGACAATCCAAGAATACTCAACAAGCTTACTCATAACAATATTTTTTTTAATAAATAAAAAGTAACAATACCAACGATTATAGCTCCGGTTTTCAGAGCGAAAGCATTAGCGGACTTTTCAGCATCTTTCAAGGAGGAGCATTCATATAAAAATGGAAATAATCTGAATCGGCGTAATGATAAATTACAAATTTTTTTTCCTTATCCATATCATATCTTTTAAATTACTCCGTAAGATTACAAAATCTCCTTCAATTCTGCAAGCTTATTTGCATTTATTATATTATATTTTAAATCCTCAACATTCATAGGCGGCAAAGAGCCGTATCTTTTATCCAGAGCGCGAGCGCGTTTTTGCATAATTTCTTCTTTCATCTTAAACCATGTAATATCAACACTTTCAAGCATTAAAATACGACACAGAGACGCTATCTCACACTCATTAGCAACATAGGCATCATCAAGAGCCTGCCAAGGAATATTAATATAATAATCCAACATTTTACCGTGAATTTCAGAGCATAAACGAGGATGAAGAAAATTAAACTTTTTGAGCACCTTTCTTTCAATATCTGTTAATTTAGGTTTACCTTCATAATTATTAGCAACATGGATAGCAGTACGACGTACAAAACAGTCCTGAAGCTTTTTGAAAGCGTCACGAACTTCTTTGGAGATAACAGAGGAATCCGCAGGGAAGTATAAACGCTTGAAATAAGCAGGCAGAGCAACAGTAGTAGACTGTCCTGTATAAGGGTCACAGACAGTTATGTCTAGACATTGGGGGTTTTTACGATAGAAATCTATCAATGATTTAGCATACTTAGAACCGATACCGCCACCTTTGCGAGAAGATAAGAAAAATACACCATTCATATCTTTAGGTACATTAGGTTTTTTACGCATATATTTCATCACATATCCAATAGCACCTTTTTCACAGGGAAGCGTATACACAAATCCGAGCTGTTCATAGATAGGTTTTTGGTTGTCATAACCAGTGATATGAGACCAAGCACTTTCGACGAAGTGAGTTACATTCCATAAATTAGAGAGTTCTCCGGTACGAGGAAAATTCCATACTATCAAATGATAGTGAGGACGACCAGATTTAGAGCCATATTCAGAGACAGCGAAATAGCGTAATTCATGCTTATAACCTTTGCGGTCTAGACGAATACGGAGACGTTTCAAGAACAGTTGTATTTCTTCTTTAAATACGCCATGTTTGGGAAGGTTATTATTATTGTAAGTAAGCGTTATAAATAACGGCTGTGAAGTGGAGTACACATTTTCACAAGTGGCACGAAACGACCATTCCGTAGACTTCTTTTTACGGCACAATTCACATTTACCACAAGGGACCTGAATAAACATCGGGAATTGTTCTCCGGTTTTTAGGTTTAATATAGTGAAGTCATCAATGTTACCCAAAGTTACCTTAAACTTTCTAAGACTGAATTGATGTTCAGGAAAGCGGTAAGACCAATAACGAGCAGTGGAAGCCGTAATAGTGGTTATTTGTCCGTTATGAGTGTACGAACGGTGTGTACAAAGTAGCAATCCTAGTTTAGGATTCCGAATGATTACAGGGTGTTCACAAAACAACTGCATAGTTTTAAAATTCAAAGGATGAATACTTAGGGCAATTCGCAACTGCGATACAGATCGCTGATTTTCAGACGTGTGTCAGTTGCTTATATATAATCAAGTTACGAGTAACGATTTTAGAATAAATCGTAAAAGAGGCAGGTAACAACCTGCCTCGACTTTTAGCGAAAACCAATCGGAGACATAGACTTTCCGAAGAAGCCCGCGCCTCTGGCCTGACTTGCACCACCTAAGATACTAGATACGGAGTAAGAAAGAGAGTTCAAAATTTCTGTTGCAATACCAATAGACCTTTCGACATCTTTATACGTCTCATCTGAAGCTAGATTTAATTTCATTTGCTGATTCGAAATGTCGATACCTATTTGCTTGTACAATTCAGTAGTGATTTGTTCCGCTGTTAGTTTGCCTTGCTGTTTAAGAGCATAGGTACTAGCATTGAGATTCAAGATACGAGGTATCATCGTTGACATCAAATCCTTCGTTTGTTGAAGATTGAATTGTATGCGAGAATCAGATTCTTTAATATCTTGCGCCAACTTACGACACATCAGATTAAATTCCTGTGAACGCATATACATATCAAATCTAGCCTGAAATTGCTGTATCAACATAGAGCCACGAGTAACACGCAAATTTTCTATCTTTTCTTGCAACTCATCATAAGCAGCAGTTGCCAAATTTATTTGCTTGCCAATCAGCTCTTTTTCTTCATGAGTTTTATCTGCAATCGCACGATTTAAATAGACCTGCGAACTACCGATTTGTAAACTTTGCTCATTTTGGGCCGCACGTGTAAGCGCATCCGCAGACAGTATTTTTCCTTCGACAACGAGGTTTTTTGTTTCCTGTTTGGTTTTGGATGCACCTGCATTGATAGAATTAATATTTGCTTCCGCCTGTTTCATTTGTAATCCGGCTGCCATTGCGTCACCAATGGTTCTTTTTCCGGCTAACATTGAATAATCGACAGGCTGTGAAGGAGCTCCGGAGGTCATTGCACCGGAAGTAGGTGCAGTACCGTTCACGTTTCCGTAGGCTAAATCGGGATTCATTCCAGCAGCTTGCAATCGTGCGCGATATGCAGCCGGAGAGTTGTATTCAGCTTCGCGATACCATTGGTCTATAGTCCACTGGTTTTGCATTTGTGCCAAATTCAAATTATAATCTCGATTTGCCTGTTGTTCCTGTTTGTTGGCGGCTATTGCGCTATTAGTATTTGCATTGCTCGCTAACGCACCGATAGCCGCTCCAATAAATGGTAACATTAGTTACCAAATTTTCGCTTGTCAAGCTTATGCGCACGAATAAGCTTGCCTTGAGCTGATTTTTCAAGCTCCCAAAGTTGACACATATCAACACTACGTTTAAACACAGGGTCTACAGACCAATCGGAAGAACCTGAAAAAGTCGTACCGTCGAGGAACTGTTTTTCATTAGGCAGAGAAACGGCTATGCCTTTGTCTGTCAATTCTTTAACCTGACTTGGGGTCATTGCAAGGTTCGGTTTTGTAACCAAATTGTCAGATTCCGAAAGCTTGCAAGAAATAGGCTTGACTTGCGCTTTTAAAATTCTTTTTGCCATAGCGGTAAATTTTTAATTATTATTAATAGGGTGCGACGGCTAAAGCAGTCGCACTTTCCGGAGTACACGGTACTCTCTCCAATCGCTAACGCGCTGCGCATTGCTTTGAGTTGCAACTTCGTGCAACTAGTGCTCCGCAGGTGAGCGTCTCGCCGCTCAACCGCGAGGACCTGTCGTCAGGTCCATCACGGAAGAGATTTAAGCGAGCAAAGCTCGATTATTTAACACGCGCGCGCGAAACGCGCACACGTGACTAATCTAGACGAGGTATAGCAACACGAGATATAGGCAACTTAGCTATACAATCAAAGTAGATTTGTCCGTACACTTTATCAGTCGTTTCCGTAACACTGAATACGTCAGTAACCTGTTCGGGGTCAATCAACAAGAAGCTTTGCGCTAATCGCGGCTTCTCACCGAACACACGATGCATAAGGAAATTACTCAAATCAGTACGGAACAAACCGTGTGCAACATCGTACTTTTGCACATACTCATACCAGGGACGATTATAACCAAACGTTTCGCCAAGCGATTTTGGATCCTCATTGTACGCCTGAATCGGACATACTTCTTTATACAAAATCGGTTGGAATCCGATATGATTAAACTCCGGCTGATAATGGTCTAGCAAACCACGATACGTGAAATGTTTTGGCAACAACTGTGTATAAACGGGCAGCGGAGTTACAATCAAAACACCCATCACAATAGATTCTTCATCGCAAAAACATTCTATCGAATTGTTAGAATCACCACGAACACCAGCTACTCCGGCTTGAGAACCAAGAGCATTTTTATAAGAATTGTCGTCGCCTGTCTGTCGGTCAACGGTTTGCGTGATGGAATGCATATCAATATCACGGGAGAAACCTCCGAAAAATTCTGGCATCAACAATTCATCATAACGGACCTTGACGTCAAAACGCCCCTCAATAATATCACGATAAGAATAACCTTTGCGCATATTCAATTCCAAGAACTTTTGGTAAGCATTTACGTTACGTAAATCATTGATTGAAATACCGGAGGTTGCAATGTCAATAAGGTTACGAGGCTGACGTAATTTTACGTCATTGTCAAGTTCAATGTATTTAACACCTTGAAGACCGTCGGCGTCAGAATCAAATGCAACCTGATAACGTTTGCCGTCTTCATCGACAAGAGCAACACGAGATATTTCAGAGGTCAATCCGGTTTGCTCATCTGATACCGTTTCCGTGTAAGTAGTAATACCTACAAGGGGTGCAGTACCTTGTTGCGGTGATTGAACAGCAGTAGTAAGGAAGTCCTTTTCCCAATTAGCGTAATGCAAAGTATAGTTATTTCGGTCTACGCCACCTTCATAAGATGGTATCCATTGGTTATACTGCACTTCACCGTTAATGTAATAAGGATTATTACGATTATCACGATAATATGAATTATAGATACCTTCGTAAGCGCGGAACGCATAAGCAGAAACTTTAATCTGATTGTCTTTATTTGCAGAATCACTATTATAATACGGAGAAGTAGCCAAAGACAAATTAATAGGTTTATCCTCTGTTTGATAATAATACATCCTAGATTTTAATATATCGAATCCCACACCATTTAAATTAAAGCCATCTTTTGCAACACCACCAGGAATACCCGGGAAAATCATCCGACCCAGAATAGTAGGCTGAATATCCCAAGCAGTATCATTACCGGCAATTCTACGACCAATCGCATTTACAAGATTGTAATAAAACGCAATATTAATCGCACTGGGAGCAGCGGCAACCAATGATTCAGGGAATGAAACAGTTAAACGAACTACGTGTAAATCAGCTAGCCAAATAGCGGACAAAACTGTAGCTTTTTCCCGAGAAGGAGAATCATGATTCGAAATGAAACAAGAAATGCCTTGCATAATACCATCTAATTGCTCCTGTGTAGGAGTGGAAGGGAAAGTCCACGGTAAATCGAAACGAATACGACTATTAGTAGTAAGCGGAGCGGCACTCAACGAAACGTTAGAAACGATGGTTTGATATACAAATTGTTCATTAGACGTAGCCGAAGCAAGAGAAGGGCTAGACAACATAAAACTCCAAGATGAAAACGGCCTCGACTTAACACCAAGAGCTTCCCATTGTGCCAACTTAGACGTATCCG